TAATGTATTGACCAATCTCGCCGCCGACATCTACAAGGCTGCTGATGTTGTCGGTCGAGAACTCGTAGGCTTCGTGCCTTCTGCGACCATCAACGCGAACGGTTCTGAACGCGCCGCTAAGGGTGATACTGTTCGTGCTTCTTTCACCCGCGCTGCAACCGCAGTCAATGTCTCTGAATCTATGACGATTCCGGAAGGCACTGACCAGACTGTTGATAGCAAGACTCTGAGCATCTCCAATGCTCGTGCGGTTCAGATTCCGTACACTGGTGAAGACATCCTCCACCTGAACAACGGTATCGGCTTTGAAACCGTTTATGGCGACCAGATCAAGCAGGCAATGCGCACTCTGGTTAACGAAATGGAAGCGGATCTTGCTGAAGAAGCCTACAAGAATGCATCTCGTGCATTTGGCACTGCTGGCACTACCCCGTTTGCCAATAACTTCTCTGAAGTTGCTGAAGTCCGCCAGATCCTCGTTGACAATGGCATGCCAACCAACGACGGTCAGGCTACTCTGGTTCTGAACACTCTGGCAGGCACTAACCTGCGTCAGTTGGTTCAGCTTCAGAAGGCTAACGAAGCTGGTGGCACTGACCTGCTGCGTCAGGGCGCTCTGCTTGACCTGCAAGGCCTGATGTTGAAGGAATCTGCTCAGATTCAGTCTCATACCAAGGGTACTGCAACTGGTCTGGATGCCGCTGGTGGCGAAGCTGCTGGTGAAACTACCATTGCTCTGGATGGTGGTGATGGCGGTACTGTACTGGCTGGTGACGTTGTTACTTTTGCTGGCGACACCAACAAGTACATCGTCAACACTGGTCTTGCTGCTGCTTCTGGCAACATCATCATCGGCGCTCCGGGCCTGCGTTCTACGCTGGCTGATACCGTTGAAATGACTGTTGGCAGCAGCTACGCCGCTAACGTAGCCTTCCACCGCACTGCGCTGGAAATCGCTATGCGCGCTCCGGCTGTACCGGCTGGTGGTGACTCCGCTGACGATGCAATGATCGTTCAAGATCCGTTCTCTGGTCTGGTCTTCGAAATCCGTGTCTACAAGGGTTATCGCAAGTCCATGATCGAAGTAGCGGCCTCTTGGGGCGTGAAAGCATGGAAGCCGGAACACATCGCTGTTCTGCTTGGCTAATGGATCTGGCCCCCTTCGGGGGGCCTTTCCTCTAGGGGTTTAACATGGCACTTGTCGTAGAAGATGGCTCCGTAGTATCCGGGGCAAATTCTTATGTAACCCTCACCGAGTTTAAGACTTGGGCCGATAACCGTGGAATTGACTACGGAACTGATTACGTCCTTGAGCAGAAGATTCTGCGGGCAATGGACTTTCTGGAGCGACAGCCATTTATTGGCGAAAAAGCCAATGAAGAACAGTTGCTGCAATGGCCTCGTGTAGAGGCTGTCATTGACGGATATTACGTTGACGCAACCGAAGTACCCACTGAGGTAAAGAAGGCGTTATACGAAGCTACCGTTGTAGAGATTCAAGGCTATTCTGAACTTAATACTCAGGATCGCCGCACCGTAATGGAAAAGATTGGGGATATTACGGTTCAGTACGCTTCCAATAGCGACAACAGAACCATTACCCCGGCTCTGACCTTTGCGTTAAGCAAGATCGTAAATTCAGCTTATTTAGTGAGCCGGACGTGAGTTACAGCTACCTAGGAGTCAAAAATACGGCTTCTAGCCTGCTTACCAAGTTTGGGCAGCAGCTTACTTTTACCCGCACCGCAAATAGCACTTACGATCCAAATACCGGAACTTCGACTACATCAAGTTCTACTTATACGAAATACGCCTGCGCGTTTGATTACACAGATCGCGAAAGGGCTGAAGGAACCATTCAGACTGGGGATCGTAGACTGCTGGCAGAAGGCCATACTTACGCGGTTGATGATTCCGTCTCACTGAATGGCGAGACTTGGAGAATCGTCTCCATTTCCAATATCCAACCGGGCGACACTGTTGTTGCCTGTAACTTGCAGATACGGAAATGAGCTTCTCAGATCAAGTCAATGACGCAACCCTAAATATGAAGGGTCTGATGATGGATCAGATCAAGGTTGCGCTACAAATCATGTCCAACAGGATTATTGACCAAAGCCCTGTAGATACAGGCAAATTCAGAAATAACTGGATTGGCTCAATCAATGTTCCTGTGACCACAAAAAAAGATACTGTGGATAAGTCTGGCAATAGAGCAAAAGCATCGGTTGCTACTTCTCTAGAGAAACTCAAGCCCGGAGATGTCTGGTATTTGAGAAATAATCAGCCTTATGGTGTTCGCTTGGAATATGAAGGCTGGTCTAGGCAGGCCCCTAATGGGTTCCTTCGCCTGAATGTGGCGAGAACCGCTAGAGAACTATCCGCTGGATTTACTACCCTCAAGGGCAGAACCTAATGAGTACGCATTTCAACGATATTCAGGCTGCACTTGATAACCAGTTATCCACAATAACTGGCTCTACACCTATCGCTTGGCCGAATATTCCGTATTCGCCAACAGTAGGCACTACTTATTTCCGTCCCTTGTTTTTGCCCGGAGATACGATTCAGGCAAGTCTTGGAGATTCTGGTAAGGACGATACATTCGGCATATACCAGATTGATGTTGTTTATAAGGCTGGAACAGGCCGATCAGCATTAACGGATACGGTCGCTGACCATTTCAGCAGAGGTACGGTTTGCTCTTATAATGGGGTCAATGTAAGGGTTAGATCAGTTTCCATTGGCCCTATGATTCAGGATGAGGCTTGGGTTTTTGTGCCAGTCTCTATCTCTTGGCAGACTTTTACACCCGCGAGGTAAAGAAAAATGGCAATCGCAAATGGCGCACAGCATTCCCTGCATTTCGTAGCTGAATCCACCTACGGAACAACTCCATCCACTCCGACTTGGACTCCATTCCCGCATACCGGAACCAATCTGGCCCTATCTAAGGATGCCATTGAATCCGAGAAGCTGCGTGGAGATCGTCAGGTTGAAGATTTCCGTCATGGAAATAAATCCATTGGCGGCGATGTAAATGCTGAATTGGAATATGCAGCATTCGACGACATCATTCAGGCCGTTATGTGCGGTACTTGGGCTACTGACGTACTCAAGACCGGCACAACTCGCCGTAGCTTCACTCTGGAGCGTAAATTCGCTGATTTGGCGACTCCTGAATATCACCGCTATACCGGCTGTGAATTCAACACCATGAATCTGTCGGTTAGCCCGAACAGCATGGTAACGGCTACCTTTGGCGTAGTTGGCAAGGATTTGGCTCTTGCGACATCTGCTGTCGCGTCCAGCACCTATTCAGCAGACGTAGGTAATTCCCCATTTGACAGCTTTACTGGCTCTATTACGGAAGGTGGTTCTTCAATCGCTACCGTAACCAGCATTGAAATGTCATTGGAAAATGGTCTGGAGCCGCTGTTCTCAGTAGGCAGTTCAACTACCAACCGCCCGTCCATCGGCAAAAGCCGTGTAACTGGCACTTTGACCACTTACTTCGAAAGCAAGTCTTTGTACGAGAAGTTTATTAATGAAACTTCTTCTTCCATCGTACTGACATTGACAGACGTAGATGGCAATAGCTATGAAATCGACATCCCGAACGTTAAGTACAACTCAGGCCAGCCTGACGTATCTGGCGAAGGTGCTGTAACCGTAGCAATGGAATTTGTAGGCCTGTATTCGTCTTCTGACGCTTCACAGCTTGTAATTACCCGCACTGACGCATAAGGAGCAACATGGAGCTCAAGACGCTGAGTACCGCTGAAACCCACTCCGCAGGAGCGGAATGCAACATCTTGTCGCCTATTGATGGCACTCCTACCGATGTCTTCATCACGATCCGTGGTGCTGATTCAAAGGAATGGAGGGCCACCAAGAAACGCCAGACCACCAAGATCCTTGAGGCTAAAGCGGCAGGGAAAATGGATGCTCTGGACTATGACGCGATGGATGTAGATGCGCTTGTAGAAGCTACGATTGGCTGGAGAGGCCTCACCAAGGATGGTGAAGACTTCCCATTCTCTGAAGAGAACGCCAAATCCCTCTACAGCACTGCGCCTTCAGTGGTAAATCAGCTTCTTGAGTTCCTAACTGACCGAGCAAATTTTACCAACGGCTGATTGATGACTTCGTAAGATATGGGCGTTGGGCATACTGGATTAATGGGTATGCAGAAGGGTCAAAAATCAGCCGATATGAGGCTCTGAGACAAGTTGAGAAAAGCAGAGGGGTTCCTCCTAAAGAACTAGAGAATGCCCCAAAACTTTCGGCAGAGCATAATGATGTTTGGGAGGCGTATATTGCTCTTAGCTTACACACCTATGCGGAGTTGGAAAGCTACATAAGGGTTACGGGGATCA